TGGCTATGCTTGTTACCATCCCTAAAGATTTCGATGATGAAATCCTCGCCCTCAAACGAAGGATTTTAGCAGAGAAATTACAGCAATGGCCAGCTGATATTCTGCTCGAAGCATTCGATAGCGTTGAAAAAAGCTGCAAATTCTGGCCGACACTCGCAGAGTTTGCACAGCATTGCGATTGGAAGCTACGACCCCGCAAACTTTTACGCGAAGAACTGCAAAAACGCATTGATTATCGTTAAATTGCATGGTACTGTTGCATATATGCAGGAGTTTGTTATGTCAAAATACACAATAAAATTAACTGAAGCCGAAGCTAAAGCGCTGGTTTCTCTTACTGAGGACAGCATTGTATCTCGCATGTTGAAGCAAAACATTCTCAAGGCTTTGTTACGCATCATCAACAAGATTGAAATGCAATCCGATTGGAGGACGTTCTAATGGAACGTAAAGGTTTTATCGGAGGTTCAGACCTCTATAGTATTATGCGCGGAGATTGGCACGACCTCTGGTTGGTCAAGACAGGGCGCAAAGAGCCAGATGATTTGTCTGGTCAGTTCAATGTACAGCTGGGCAATGAAACAGAAGCTTTCAATATCAACTGGCTTCATCAGCAAACAGGTTGGTTCAGCCACAGCGCTGAAGTAACCCGCAAGAACATTGCCGATGTACCTTATCAAGCAAGGCCAGATGGCATTGGCATGCATGACCACAGCAATGAGACGGCTATCATTGAAGCCAAGCATACTGGTGGTCACAAAAAGATGTCAGATATCTTGGCCTCTTACATGCCGCAAGTGCATCTGTATATGCGCGTGATGGATATCCATCAAACAGTATTTACTGTCATCTTTGGCAATCGCTGGGAACATTGCGTGGTTGATTACGACCATGAGTTCTGGATGAAGGTACACGCACAGGCGTTCAACTTCTGGCAACATGTGGTCGAGGATACAAGACCCGACACTTATGAAGAGGTCAAGCTTGATTGGACGCAAGTGAAGGTTGATGGATTGGTCAGCCGTGATGCCAGCCAAGATAATCAGTTTGTGAATTTAGCGCATGAGTTTGTGAATGCTTCACAGAATATGAGGCAACATGACGCCATCAAAAAAGAATTGCGTTCAATGATTAATGATAACGAGCGTGAGGTGTTCTGCGATTTGCTGACCATCAAGCGTGATAAGCGCGGTGCATGCCGCATCACCATAAACGAAGGGGCGGTTTAGCACACCCGCCCCTTCTAACACCAACTGCACACAAGGAGTATGCAATCATGGCACAAGATAATGTAGCCAAGCTGGAAAAGCAACCAGCCAAAACAGCAATGCCAAAAACTTTTGATGAAGCAATGCTGGCCTACCAACAGGAATCTGTTGTGGCTGTCAAAGACAGCAAGAACCCACACTTTAGAAGCAACTATGCCAGCTTAGAAGCTGTCATCGATGCGGCAGGTGAAGCAAACAAATATGGTTTGTACTTCATGCAACCCCTCGACCTTATCACCATTGGTGAAACTGTAGTGCAAGTTGTCAAAACCATCATTGTACACACACCATCTGGCGAGAAGCGCGAGAGCCTTTGCCCTGTACGCTCTAAAGATAATAACGACCCACAGAAGATGGGGTCGGGTATCACCTATGCCAAGCGCTACGCATTGCAGTCTGCGTTTGGTCTGCCATCAGAAGATGATGATGGCAACACAGCGGCACAAGCAAAGCCGCAACAGCCAACCACCAACAAACCCTCGGAGTTTTAAATGGAATACGATAACACAAATTCTGGTGCGGGGTTCTCTCCCCGCCCAGAGCAGAACATGATCCTCACTGGCAAGATGAACCTGCGCGGTGAAGATATGAATATTGTTTTGGTAAAAGATACCGACCATAAAGGACAGCCAATCATTGGCGTGTTCAAACGTGTCGGCGTTCTGTTTACCAACGACCAGAAGAAATCAGAAAAGGATACTGATTACTCTGGCCCCATTGAAGATATGCGCCTTGCCGCTTGGAAGAATACATCCAAAGATGGCAATCCGTTTCTATCTTTGAAAGCATCAGAAAAGCAGAACGGTTCTGCCCCTGCCCCTGTTGCACAGCAAACCGAAACAGCAGAGGCAATCGATGATGTTATACCCTTTTGAGGATATCAAAAATAACCTGCATCTGAGTGAGCAGGGCTTGCGATATCATTTAAAAAAGCATGACCTGCAATATGTAAAGATGGGTCATAAAAGGTTCTTCACCAAAGAGCAGTTAGATGAATTCTATTCCGCTGTATTTGAAATAAAAGGAGCAAACGAATGCTCTCAATCTACAAAAGAAAAGAAACCTACCACATCCGTGGTACTATCTCCGATGGTGACAGAGTGGTTACAGTCAGGCGAACTACAGGCCAGACTAACAAACGCAGAGCAGAAGAAATCTGTCGCTATGTAGAGGCCACCATATTAAATGAAATGAAGGGCGGCGTTAGTTCGTTGCCCTTCGTTGTTGCCGCTGATAACTGGCTGAAGATTAAACAGCGAGGCGGCACTGATACATATATTGTTAGCAAATTAAAAGAACATTTCGCTGAGTATCAACTTAATCATATTACCAAAGAAGCTTGGCAACATTTTATTAGTAGAAATTTATTCGGTGGCAAACCATCAAACGTAAACAGATATCGCGCTACTCTTGTATCGATACTGAACAGCGCATCTGTATCGCCAGCCATACCGAAAGAAAAAGAAATCAATGATAGGGTTCGCTTCCTTACCTATGAGAAACAAGAACAATTGCTGGCTGAATACCCAGAGTTTATTCGCCCATTGTTCATAACGCTTTGCTATCAAGGATTGAGATTGTCTGAGGCGCTTGGTCTCCGCCCTCATGATATCGACCTTGAAGCAAACACGCTGTTGGTAGAAAAAAGTAAGAATGGAAAGAGAAGGATTATTCCTTTGCATGATAGGGTGCGAGGGGTTTTCGTCTCCTTACCCTCTCGCCCTATTCTGTTTACCAACAGTAGCGGTGTACCCTACGCGGATGCGCGTAATCTGCGTGGGGTACACATCCGCGCTTGCCGCCGTGCAAGCGTATCAGAATTCACAATACATGATTGGCGTCACCACTGGGCATCACGATTAGTTATGGCTGGAGCAACCATGCCTGTGCTAATGAAGCTGGGCGGATGGTCGTCTGAGCGCATGGTACTGCGTTACGCATCTGTTTCAGACCAGCACATATCCGACACACTGCGGAGATTGAAATGAAAAAAAGATTGCAAAAACCGTTGCTTATAGATAACGTGTATTTCTTTGGTAAGGGTGAGGTCGCGTGTTCGAATCACGCTAGCAGCACCACCATTTTTACCATTTTCCCCTTTATATTCAGAGCCTTATGGAAGATATTTTTTCATTTGGTGATCTGCATTTTTGCAGTATTAATATCAATTTATATAATTGGTTATGCTTTAAGTTTGCAGGAAATGAATAGCTTCGACACAAATCCGACACAAAATTTATATCAACAGATAGAGGTATCTCATTATGAACGAAGAAGATAAACCCACCGCATTACATACGAGTGGAAAATACCAGCAGACCAGAGCCTACAATGTCGGCTTTATTGTTGAGATGTTTGTCGAGCGCAAGGTAAGAGCGTTTGATGAAGAGCAAGCAAAAGAACTTGCTGAAAACAGATTTCGTGCAAAGCATCAATCATTCATCCGCAAGGGATATACTGCTGGTGATATTGAACAGGTAACATGTGAGTTAGTTAAATGAGCAACATGAATAGATCGCAGATATTAGCAGATGCCGAAGCGGCGGTACGCAACCGTGGCGCGAATTACGGTTCGCCATCTGAAAACTTTGCACGCATAGCACAGCTATGGACAGCATACACAGATGTTGATTTTGCTGTAGAGGATGTCGGCGTGATGATGATGCTCGTCAAGCTTGGCAGATTGATGGAGAACCCGCACCATCAAGATAGCTGGGTAGACATCGCTGGTTACAGCGCCATCACTGCTGAAGCGATTGGCGAAACCTTAGATAATCAGCACCCTCTTGAGGGTCAGCAAAGCATTGAACCCAGCTAACAGGAGATGGATTATGCGGGTCGATAACCTGAAGGATTGCTTGCCCAAAGTTCTGCTGTTCAAAACCTTTAACGAAAGCGTAAGTGTCATGGAATTTGTAACCACGCGCACGCGCAAGCCATGCAGTCTTTTTACGCTCCACATCCTCGATATGAGCCAGCCCCCAGTTATGCCTGTGACCGCTTATGTACAACTCTGCGTGTCCCTTAAACCTAGCCATCTTGTTTTGGGCATGCAAAGAATTCCATTGAGAGTGACCCGGCATATCATGCGCCGCATGTATTCTGCACTTCCTGCCGTTGGGGAAGTTGATGGAGATGCGAGCCTCCCAGTCCTCACGCACGGTGTTAAGACCGCACATCCATTTGAGAGGATCACCCGCACCAGACCACATATCGTGGTTGCCGCCAATGAGAACCAGCGGATTCATCTCGCCAATCAACCACTCCACTAATTTCCACGCTGTTTTATGCGAGGTATCTTGCTCGCCATATAAGCGCCCCAGACGCCCAACCCAGTTGTTCTGGTGGTCGCCTAGCGAACAGCCATAGATGCCCTTGTACGCCTTCTGTAGCGCCAAATGAGAGCGCAATGAATCCCAATCGCAGTGATTGTCATCAATGTGTGGGTCGCCATACCATAACAAGCCGATTGGCTGGTCAGATTTCATCTCGATTTCATGCCAATGCTTTGCTTCTTTGTACTCTTTGCGCTTCTTAAAGCGAGCATGAAGCTGGTCTACCAGTACATCTACTGGCAAATCATCTTCTGGCATTTGGGGAATTACAAACTCGCCTGTGTCAGCGGTAGCTTTTTGAAGGTGTCGATGAAAGGTGGACTTTGACATCCCCAGGGCTTGTGCCGCTGTAACGACATTGCCATACATTTCATAGGCATCTAATATATCTTGGTTATTCGGACGTTCCATTACATTCCAACATCATATCTCTGAGTTCTCCACCCCGAATACCTACCTGCTGAAACCACAAACTATCTTCCATTTCGTATGCCACACGATCCCACGCTCTATCTTCTAATGCGGCAATCATTTTCTTAAATCGAGAGAAGCGAGGCCAGCCCATATTAAAAACCATTGAGGCTACTACGCACTGCGCCTGTTCTGGTAAATCTCTCCACCAGTACAAACGCTCATCGAGTTCGTTGAAAGTTTTCTGAATATCATCTTCAAGAATAATTAGCGCCGCACGCTCAGAGATGGGCTCAAGTAAATTGTGACCATAACCAATGGTCGGCACGCCTACTGTATCGTGATACATATCTAAACGTAGACCCTCATGCTGGGCTACAAGGGAAGTAAAATATTTTACATTCATTTCTTAAACATCTTTGTCATTTGCTGTACGCCAAAGCTTGCCGCAAATACAACAGCAACAGCATTCTTATAGAAGGATGGCATGGTTTCGAGCGCGGCAAAGCCACGCTCTACAATATCTTCATGTCCTGTGAATGCTAAGATAAGGGGAATAGAAACCAAAATTGTCAGCCATTCATCTTTCCAAGAAGCGTTTGAATTACGCGCTTGTTCAAGATTCCATTCTTGCTCTCCAGCCGCCACACGTTTGGCAACAGCTGTCTTGGCTCGCTGTGTTTCAACTTTGGATTCTACCCAAGAGCCAGCTATATTAGCTAGCGGTGCGATAAATGCTTGTAACATAGCACAACATTAGTGTGCATATCCGCAGTATTAAACGCACATTTTAGCGAAGTTTAATAATTTTTAGAATGACATACACCAGAGAGGTGACGCCAAGGATTAAAGCTACCCACTCATTAACAGCAGGTAGCCATAACGGTGCAGAAATACCACCAGTGGCAATAGCGATATCGTTGCTATCCATAATTAACTCTTCGGATTATCTGCTTTAATTTGTGCTACATGTGCTTGCCATGCCGACAAACCATTTTCTGTAATGTATTCTATTTGACTTTCAATAGTTCCATAAGCTTCTTTGCGATCCACCAACCAATCTGGGTCAGGTGTTGGTGTGGCTTTTGCCACAGCAGTTCTTGAAGCACCCTCAGACAAGAAAGAAGGTGCTGAACCAGTTCTTAAATGAGGTGGGATATGCATGTGTACCAAATCATCAAGGTCTGCTTCTGTCATGTCAGCAGTCAACTCAATGAATGTCCAGCTACCATCACTCCATTGAATTTTGGCTACGCCATTATTTATTTCTGGTATAGTATATTGTGTCATTGCCACTTCCTTATTGGACATTTAGAAAATTTAAGGTTTGTTTTAATAGGCATAAAGCATCCACACTTTTTGCATTGCTTGATTGATGAGCGAAACCACTCACATGATTTGCAGATATTGTACCTTTCTTCTGCTGACATTGTATTGCGACCATCATCAATCTGCCTGTTACAACCGCATGACACTATGCAGTGCCACCTTGCGCTGTTCCATTATTTGTAAATGTAACAAAAGAAGAACCGCGAAGATATTTACCAGCCGCACCACCTGCCGCGCCATTACTACTATTGCCATTAGCACCTGTTGAACCTGAAGCGCCGTAAGAACCGCCATTGCCACCAGTCCCAGCGTTTGTTCCGCCAGCGCTACCAGTACCAGATGATTGGTTGTAGCCAGTGCCTACACCACCAGAACCGCCACTCGTACTTACAGTTATATTCTTTCTACAACCGCTTGCGCTACTAGCCCCACAACCAGTATAGCAAAAAGCACCGCTACCATATGCAATAGCACAAGCATGGTTGGCGCTACTTGCGCCATTACAACAGATTCCACCATAATTTTGAGTGGATGAATAAGAACCATTGCCGCCTATACCGCCGCCGCCACCTCCAGCACGAACAGTACCATTGTTAATAAATATGCAAGTGGTAGCCGCTTCAAAAGCATCGCCACCATCTGCACCAGCCGCACCACCAGCGCCAGAAAGAGTGCCATTGTTGGTAATGGTAATTGTGCCAGCACCACCAGAAGGAACTTCCAATGCTTCTTCAGTTGTGCTTGTTGCGCCTAACTCAACGCCACTGTTAATCACAATATTCTTTGGGTAATTCAAATCAAAATCATCACCGAATAAAGTAGAGGCATTTTGATCTGTAGCTGTAGCTGTAAAGGTAAATGTAAAACCTTTTGCTGTGCCACGAAAATCATCAATAGAGATTACGCCAGAGGTAGGAACACTAGCCGCATCATTTGTGCCTGTGTTATCAGAAGCTTTGCTCAAAACGTGAGAGCCACCTCTATACATTTCAGACATGCTGATAGCGCCGCTTCTGCCCCATTCAGTGCGGATATCACCCATGCTTGCAGTGCCAGTACCTACAGCCATTTATGGACTCCCAAATGCTGTTATATCGTCAGCCGCGATTACAGCGCCAGCAGTTGTAATTTTAAAAACTTCTGTGCTGTTGTAGATAAACACCATGTCAGAGCCATCTAAACTAGCTGACCAGCCAGAAGGGAATGCCGCAACATTATCTAATGCACTCGCAACAACATCACCGTTGTTATCGATAAGGTCTGCCATTTGCCTTGCTTTTGTCATTTTCTACTCCTATCCAAAGACCACAAACTCAAGCACATCACCAGCCGCCGCGCCGCTAGCAAGTACAACAGTCGTGCCATTGGTTGCTGTGAAATCAGAACCGCTAATTAATTTAACACCATTCATAAATACCTGTATTAACCCTGCTGTGTAGGTAACGCTGAATGATGTTTGCGCGGCAGTTGCGGTTGCATTGCTCTCTGTTAAAGAGAATGGATTAACCGCTACAGATAGCGTTTCATTTGCGCCTGAATTATTTTTCGTTAAGGTAACGCCAGTACCAGCTGTAAGTTTGTTTTCTAAAACATCTGCTGTTGTATCATTACTGCTTATCTTCAGTGTTCCGCCACCAGCAGACGCCGCCGCTTGAGTGGCAGATGCCGCCGCCGCTGTAGCTGATGAAGCCGCATTTGTTTCAGAAGTGGCTGCATTTGAAGCGGATGTTGAAGATGCAGACGCTTGTGTTGTCGCCGTTGCGGCAGAAGTTGATGCAGAAGAGGCTGAAGAAGCCGCATTTGTTTCTGAGGTAGAGGCATTAGATGCGCTAGTTGCGGCATTTGTTTCGCTAGTTGCCGCATTTGTGGCTGATGTCTGCGCTTGTGAAACAAGATTGTTTAAGCTGGTTTCTTGTGTAAGAGAAATCTTGGTAAATACTTCAACATATATTACATCGCCAGCACTTGCGCCTGTGTTCAAAACCACATTATTGCCGCTTATATAATAATCGTTTGTTGAACTTGAACCTTCAACCAAACGAACACCATTCAAAAATACCAATGTGTTACCATTGGCAAAAATGCTCATGGCGTTGCCAGCATCATCTGTTGTGAATGTTGTTTGCGCCGCCGTAGCTGTAAACACATGAGTAGTTGTTAAACCCTCAAGATACGCGCCAGCTTCTTGGAAGCCTGAACCAGCTACATACACCTTCAGCTTTGAGTTTGCTGTGTCATACCATAAATCACCAGCGCTTGGTGATGATGGTGCAGTTGAGCCAGCAAAGAAGATATCATTAAAATCATTGATAGCTGATATAGAAGAAGCGGCAGTGTTGATGCCAGATATGTTAGTTGCCGTTGTATTCACATTAGCAATCGCACCAGCTACTGTGCCAATAGTATTTGTACCGCTTAAATCAGAGCCAACAGTATTTACGTTAGCAATGTCTGTTGCCACAGTTTCAATGTTTGATGAAGCCAAATTCAAATCATCAGCGGCTGTCTCAATCTCTGAGATGGCTTCATTTAAATCATTTGCTACTGTGATAACGTCAGCTATGTTTGTGGCTACTGTGTTAACAGATGCAATGTTTGTCGATACTATACCGATATCTGTTGCGTCATTGTTAACTGCGGTAACTGCCGCTGATATATTGTTAACGCCAGTAACAGCAGATTGAATGCCAGCTACTGTAGAAACATCACTCGCAATAGCGGCAAGGTCGGAGATAGCATCGGTAGCGTTTGTGCCATCTTCAATGTCAGCCAGTGTTTCAATATCGGTAGCCAGCGCGGCAACAGTTGTAGCGCCCGCTACAGATGAGCCAGCCACAACAGCGCCAGTGATAGCATCAAAAGCAAGCAGTTTGCCTTTGCGAGTGTTAACGTCTGGAAGCGTTAGAGATACCTGTGTATCGTAATCTGTAAGCTGAAGCGCTCTATCAGAAGCATCTTTAAGGTCAGCAGATATAGCAATAAGCTTATCTAACTCTTCATTGAGTGAGGTGATATCGAATGGCCCTGATGATGGAAAGTCTGTAGCACGCTCGATATCAATATCGCGTGTTATCACAACAGTAGAGCCACCAGATGCGCCTGTAACAGACATGGCTATAGAACCAGTAGAGCCATCGCCGCCAGTTACAGTGTAATCTGTAGTCAGTGTTTTTAGCACGCCATCTACATATACATTCAAATCCGCATCAACAAAGAATTCAAATGACACAGTAAAACTGCTTTGCGTAGCGCCAGCCGCTACAGCATAGGATACTCTGGGGTCATTATCTGCAAGGTTTATAGTCATTTTATCCCTCTATCATGCAGGTTTGCAGTGTGCCACGCACAATTAGTAGCGGCTTATGGTATTGGTTAACTCTTTCACATCATCACGAATTAGCGGTAGGCCAACAAAAGGTA